CCATAACAAGTTCGCCGTTGGAGTCGTTTACCATCGCCTTTGCGATTCTCCATGCGTAAATACGGGCGTCTGTCTCGGCCTCGGTCAATTCGCCGGAAGTTCCAAGCCCCGGCACTTCTTTAGCCTTACTGTCAAAGAACGCATCAATTCGCCGGATGCCCTCGGCTTGCCGATGTTGTTCCCCGGCGTCCACGACATTCCTGGTCTTACCAAGTTCGCCTTCAAGGACCGCCACCTGCTTGATGAGTTTGGTAACTACATCCTGTATCGGCCCGGCCACTCGGCTTAATTCATCGTCAAGCCCAGCCAGGTCCAATTTTAATGCAAGTTCTTCGGTCTTCTTTTCCGGTTCCGCATCGGCTGCGGCTTTTGGCTCCGTTCGAGCCTCTTTTTTTACTTCTGGCCCTGTGGCCTGCTTATAGGCTTTCGCAAGCGCTTTAAGCGCTGCCGGGTTTGTTGCGTCGAGGTCAATAATTTCCTCGTCGCTAAATCCAGCCTGTCGCCCGGCAGCAACAAGCTCGTCGGGAATATCCTCGTATTCCTCTTGTTCCTCGGAGCCCTCTGGCTCATTGTCTCCATCGTCTGATTCCGGCTCCGGCTCGTCGTCCTTCTTTTTCGGAAAGGTTGACGGGTCCCTTGGGTCTACCTTGTCGCCGCCGCCTTGGCCGGAATAGTCCGGGTCGCTGTAGGCGGGGTCGCCCTTGGCCGGTTCTTTCGGGTCCTCGGTAGCCACTACGGGCTCACCCTGGCCCAAAATATCATCGTAAGTCTTATTCAGTTCTTTCATGTCCATCGCTCAATCTCCGATATCTATTCAAACTCTACATAACCGCGCCTTCCCATTTCAACCTTTTTATGGGCACGATTTTTTATTTTTAAGTTGTAGCCTCCCGCTCCGTCCTGCACATACTCGCTGCCGGGAAAGGTTTTCATAGCTAAATCAAGCTGGTCTCCGGCAATTCCCATAGCCGTAGACACCCTCTCGTGGTCTCCGCAATCAGTATTTACGAGTTCAGCATTTCTATTCCTTTTCGCCCTGCCTTCGCAGTAGTGGCACTTTGTCGTCTTTGTGGGCTTTGGGTAATGCGTGTAAACCTCCAAGTTAGCCCCACAACTACACTTATAGCAATATATTGGCATTATGTAATTCCGTAAGCAACATAGCTCATTTTGGTTGATGTGGCAGAGCCTTGGATGGTTACACTGTTAAGTATGCCCTGCAGGGAGTTGAAAGTGAACACATTGGCCATGCCCTCCGGTAAATAGTGAGCCGTGCTGGGGACTACGGAAGTGCCTGTCCCCGGATATATCCAAAGGGCCCCCTGTTCGGCCTTTACCATCAACCCCAAAACTGTTGAATTTGCGATTGTTCCGAAGCCAAGGACAACATCGGTTGTGCCAACCACCCTAAATCCGCGGGATACCTCGCCGGGCGTTCTGGCATCAATTTTGTTCGCCCGGAGGTCCACGTCTCCGCCGAGCCCCACTACCCTGACTTGACATAGAACTGTTCCTGTGGCTGCCATTAGTAGCCTCCTTTATGTTTTGGATGCGGATTGTTTGGGTTTTTTCTTTTTAGTTTTTTCTTTTTTCGGCTTTTCAGGCCCTTTTCCTTTGTCGCCGCATAGTCGTGGAGTTGGCTTGGGCTCATTTTCAGAACTCCTTGGTTTTTCGACCTTATCTTGCCCGGACTGTGGAGCGCCATTGCCATCAGTCGCCTCTGCGTTTTCGATTTTGCTGGCATACTCAACCTCCTGGGCTATCCTGTCCCACATATTGCGAAATACCGGACGGGACTCTGCCGGAACCTCGTACTCCTTATACAACATTCTCAATCCGATTCTCTTGTCATACCGCTTAACTGCCTCGATAAAAACAGCCAGCGGCGGTCTCCTGTACGCCATGATTCATCCCTCGAAATTAAATTAGTCTCTCAACTTTGCGATGTCCCGCTCAGACAAACTTCTCCGTAACTGTCGCTGCACATCCGAAGTGCGCCTGGTTTTCCGCTTCAACGATTTGTAGCCGTATCGCTTCATAAACGTCTTGCGTTTCAATTTCTTTTTCGTCTGCCCGTATCGCAGGTAATGCTCATATATCCTGCTTCCCATATCTTCTTTAGGCATTCTACGCCCCTTTCTTTGCGAACGTGGCGCTGGACTGGCCGCCCGCCCGTGTCTGCTGTTGGCTGAGATTACTCATATTGCTCGCCGACTGGTCCCCGCCTGAAAACCGCCCGTCGGCCTGTCCGCTCTTGGGTTTTGTCGTGCCCTGCTGCGGCTGATACGGATTCATCTGCCCCTGCTGCCGGATTGCGGGCGACCACCACCTGTCCATATTCCTTACATCCAGGAACCGGGCCGCCTCTTTCACGAGTTCGTCCACGTTAAGCTGAGAACCCTGTGCCGCCGAAATCTGGGCCGTCGGCAGGACAACCTGCGAAACAAGCTGCATGAGTCGCTGATACCTGATTTCCGGATTCATCCGGGTCATGGAATACGGCTCAATGTCAAAGGCGTAATCATAGAAATCGCCTTCCTTGGTTTCCTGCGAGAACTCGGTTTCGATTTCATAGCCCGCCACGCGTTTAATGACCGGGAGACTTATCAGCGGGTCGGACCACATAAACCACGCCAGTTTCTCGATAATTGACTTGGTGAACTGATGGACCTGCTGGACCATATCTTCCAGCGCCTTCGAGGCGTTGGCCTGCAGCATTTGCTCCTGACCTAATGTCTCGGCGCCTGTCTCTCTACCGCCGATAGTATAGAGGTTGCCGCCTGCGATAGAGAACTGTTGCTCCAGGTACTGGATAAACTGGAAGTTGGTCTCAGAAACCCCGCCCATCTCAATTTCCTTAATGCCGTCGATATTTTTGACGCCGACAGTGCTGCCATCCGGCGTTTGGGAAATATATTTGGCATCCTGTGAGGAGCCCAGGTCGTAAGCGATTACCTTCCGCTCCCGCTGGGCCTGATTGTTCATCTTGGCCACAAGACTGTTGATGATATTATTGTACCCAAGCCACGTAAACACTGGCGGAATGCACAGAATCGAGTCCGGGAAATACCGATAACCAAGGACATCGAACGGTCCACCCTCCGGGCCATCCCATTCAACCGTCCTCATTATCCGGTTGCCCTGGCCCTTCAACGGAACAGTGATTATGATATTTTCGTCAGGAATCCAGAAATCCTGGAGCCTGACCCGCTTCCTCAGCCTTTCGTATCGCCCCGCGCCCTGGTTTCTGTTTTTGGACACTTTTTCCGGGCGGGTCGAGTCGCCATATATCTCAAAATCGGGTTTCAGGTGGTCGTAGTTGCGGTAGAGACCGGAAGTCCCGACAAATTCCTCATCCAGGACGTACTCATGTCCTTCCATTTCCATTTCTTCGCGGTTTCGGGCGAACGGGTCGAATCTGTAATCGTCGAAATAAATATTGTCGCAATACGGCTGACCGACATCGTGCCGATGGCCATAGATTTCCACTTCCTTGGCCTTCATAATTCCGGTTTTCGTGATACCGAGACTGAACATCGAATTAAAAACCGCAGGCCTGAGCGTGTTCGCATGGAACTTGATTTCCTTGAACAGATGTTCCAGGGACAGTTCCAGTGTCCGGGCAAAAGGCCGATTGGACGCCAGGTCCCGCTTAGCATCTACCATGACTTTCGGAGGCCCTCCTGCAAGATAGGGCCCTATAATCTGCACTCCCCTGTCCAACAGGTTCAGCGGCTGACGAGCCGAGGCGGGCTTACCTTTGAACCAGCCCCCCGCATAATGCTCAAGCATCTTGACAATGACCTCCCGCATCCTTTTTGTGTCGATACGGCATTGCTCGGCGCTATCCTGTATCCTGACCGGGAACCTCTTGCGAACATCCCGCTTACTTAATCGTTTTAGATGAGCCATACGCTCTCCTGTTTCTGCCTTTCACGCATCTTGGAGGCCACGTCCCTGCGATATGCCAGTGAACCATAGTTCAAGTCCGGCATGTTAAGCAAAGCCGACGGCTGGTCCCACCTTGCCAGATTGCATAGCGCATCGGAGATAACATGGTCGCCGTGAGCAGCCTTGGCGCCGCCCTCATCGGCCTCGGCACGGGATGGCCCGATGGCTTTTCCTGATGGGTAAAAGACATAATCTTCGGCTTCATGGAGACTGGCTATGTCGGGATTTATGTATGCCTTGTGAGCCAGTTCGGGCCGAAAGGCCATAGATAAGGCGGCATCGTAGTTACACAACAGGTTTAACTTGTTGTCCCCGGTGGAGTACCAGCCAAAAGTGTGTTTTCGTTTCCTGGTCGGAGATTTTTCCTCGCGGGTACGAAACACGAAATCGTAGCCCAGCTCGTACAGCTTCCTTCCGAAAGCGCCGCCTGGGCCATTCGCCTC